TCAACGATACTTAACGCAATGCCGCAAAAAACAAAAGTTTTTATATCATTACCGATATTTAAAGATGCTTCTCACGCTTTAAAATCAAAACATTTTAGAAGAGATGAACATTACTGGTATTTTACTCCCCAAGGGATAATCAGATACATGGCTGAATATAGCTTCGCCTGTCTCGATATAGACAATTTTGAAACAAGGACCGGCCGCGAAGATATTTTATCATTTGTATTTGAAAAAAGATAACATGGAAGACTTAAGAAGAAGTAATCATTGTTTGAATAAACTAAAATCATGTATTCATCTTGAGGGAGACGTTGCGGAATGTGGCGTTGCATTCGGGCAAACAACCTTTATTCTTGATGAGACTGTCAAATCTTCCGGCAAGAAGCTATTTGCTTTTGATACATTCTCTGGGCTTCCTTATGATGATATTATTCCTTCCCAATATCAATGTAAACGCGGAGAGAAGGATTACGGGAGGAATTTTTTAGAGCGTTATAAGTCATTAGGAGAACCATCAATTCTTCCCGTAAAGGGATTGGTAGAAGAAACGTTGTCTAAATATGGCGATAGAAAGTTTTGCTTCGTTTGGCTTGATTTAGATTTGTATTTGCCAACATCTTATGCGTATAAGTTCTTTGAAGATAGGGTCTCCAGCGGCGGGATTATAGGATTTCACGATTATAAATTCAAACGTTGCCCCGGGATTGAGATAGTAGTCGATAAAGAAGTTGATAAATCAAATACGAAACAATTGATAATATTAATTTTTGTCTATTTATCAGGAAAAGATAAAAATGGAAATATTAATTTGCAGGCTTAAACCATGGATGGCAATAGAAGTTGCTAAAAATTTATCTGCTGCCGGACACAATATTCATTCCATAGACCATGGACAGCTTGAAGAATATGAAGTGAGCGGAGTGTTTAAAAGCTGCCACCTGTTTAAATGGATAGATACTCCGGAACACGAGCTTGAAAACCAATTCAGAGGAATCGTTCTTAAGCATAAGATTGAATTGGTTATTATTACCCAGAAATTATTCCTTTACTCTAATGTGGCAGAAAAGATTTGCCGGGAGCTTAACATCAAAGTTATATTCACAGAATTTTTCTTTGACCATAAACTAATATTTGATGACATCGGTTTACAATATACAAAAAATAATCAATCTATAGGAGTTTGCAGTTTGCCTATAGATTATCCGATATCAGACCGTGAACTACAACCTGACGATATCTCATTGACCGATTTGATGGCGCGCTATAATTTATCTACAAATAGATTGGTCGTGATTTACGGACAGGTGCTTTGGGATATGTCTTTGGTGGAATCACCGGAAAACATAACTTATGATGAATACATTGAAGGATTGTGCCGCAATAATCCTGACACAATATTTTTATTCAAACCACATCCGAAAGATTGGCACAGGAAAGACAATTCCAGCAAATATTCATATCCCAATTTAATTAGGGTTAATGAATCGTTAAGGACATTATTCCAGTTAGACGCACATACTGCCTATTCATCAACAGTTATCTTTGAAGGAGTAATTCGCGGATTACGTTTCGCGTCAGTCGGATACCATCTATTACAGAATCATACATATAAGATTAAAAGGAATTACTTTGCTAACATTTACGATAAGATATTGGCTTATAAGCCAGACATGGAATCTATTCGCTTGAATGCTTCTTATATTACAAATATCTATACTATGTCAATGTCTGACCCAATGCTTGCCGATAGATTGATAAAGGGTATTGATATCAATAAGAGAGAGAATGCCTTGGGATAACGAAAGAATAGCTAACAGCCGTACACGTGGCCGTAGATGGATGAGGATGCGCAATGCCGTGCTTATCGAAGAACCTGTTTGTAGGATATGCGGCAAGAAACCATCAACGCAAGTAGATCATATAATACCAATATGCAAGGGCGGTACAGATGAACGTTCAAACCTACAAGGTACGTGCGATGATTGTCACGACACAAAGACGGCAAAGGACTTAGGAATAAAGCAGAAGAACAAGATAGGATTAGATGGTTATCCAATACCAAAAAAATAGATAATGCAACAAGATAAACATACATAACCCTATGATATTCAATGAGATAGCCGGGGGGATAAAAAAGTGTTTTGACGAGGACACGGAAACCGGTCTCGCAATCGTTTTTTTGCGAAACCCAGTTTTTGGAAAAGTGCAATTTTATTTGATAAAAAATCAAATAAAAAAATAAGGGGGTAATATGAAAATAAGGAGTGTAAAGTTCATAAATAATTGGGTTTATCGATCCTATTGGTCAAACACAGCAGAATTTATATATAAAAAAGATTTGTTGTCGATTAGGCATATTATAATCGGGGCTTTTGGTTTTTTTCTTTTTGTATCGTTTAAATAAACATTAATATACTATGGGCAAACGCGGGCCATTCCCTAAAAGTAAGGCTTTACAGGTGCTTCACGGATCTAAACCTTTGACTGCGGAAAATATAAAAGAGTTGAACGAAACTATTCTTCCGCCAGAAATGCCTAATCATTTCAACGAAAGAGAGGTTGAAGCCTGGGAAAAAACAATAGAGTTATTACAATCCTCCAGGACATTAAAGGAAATTGATGGCGCCGTGCTCGGAGCATATTGCTCGGCAACTATGTACGTCCGGTGCGTTCCAGCCAGCGGCTCAAAGAAAGAGTTATTCGCTTACAGAAATATCTCTAAGTGCTATCTCGATTGCCGGCGCAAAAAACGCAATACTTATAACGCGCTTAAATTTGAGATAGACGCGGAGGCTAATCTTGTAAGGTTAGAACATTCTTTAAAAAATCATACATACCACCCTTCGCGCTCTGTTTTGTTCACAGCCAAGCGGCCCAAACAAAGAGAAATCTTCGCGGCAGACTTTAAAGATAGAGTAGGCCATCATATCCTGGTAAACGAGCTTGAAAAGATATGGGAACCTATTTTTATCTATGATTCATACGCCTGCCGGAAAGGTAAAGGCACCCACCGGGCGGCAACACGCTTACGCAAGTCCTTAAGAAGCGTTACCGCGAATGGCAACATTAAGGCGTATTATCTGCAGCTGGATATCAAGGATTTCTTTACAAGTATAAACAAGCAGATTCTCTTTGAATTCATCAGCAAGAAAGTATCCGAACCGGAAACATTATGGCTTACCGAAACAATTCTGTTCTGGGATTGCACCAGGTCATATATTCCTAAAGGCGCTAAACAATTACTGCTGAATATCCCGTTCAATAAAAGCCTGTTCGGAAAAAACAACAAAAGAGGATTGCCGATAGGCAATCTTACCAGCCAATTTTTCGCTAACGTCTATCTTAACGAATTAGACCAATTCATTAAGCATATTCTCAAAGTGAAATATTACCTGCGTTACGTAGATGACTTTGTACTGTTAAGCCGGAACAAAAAAGAATTATTTCAATGGGAAGAACGAATCAGACAATTCTTGTCCGTAAGATTAAACCTCCAGTTGCACCCTAAACGCCGGAAGCTTCAACCGGTATCAAATGGAATAGACTTTCTCGGATATATCATCCGGCACAACTATATTCTGGTCCGCAGAAGAGTGGTCAATAACCTAAAATCAAAATTAAAAGAGTTTACGGCGGCAAAAGTGAAAGACATTAAGGCGTTCCAAGGTTCAATAGCTTCTTATCTTGGCCACCTAAAATGGGCGAATAGTTATAGGCTAAAACAGGCAATATTAAATTTCGTTAACTGATATGCAAATTAGTTTCTTTATACCTAAAAAAGCAAAGTCATTGAATACCTTAATGCGCCAGCATTTTCATCAGCGCGCCGCGGAAAAGAAAGTTTGGGGAAATTTAATATTTGAACAGTGGATGAAACATAACCGCTATGTTTTTACAAAGCCGGTAAAAGTTTTATATCTTATCAGCAATCCGACAAGGTGTCTTAGAGATAAAGATAAATTTATCGGAGGAGCTAAGGAATTAATTACCGATTTTTTAAAAAAAACATTCTTCACCCGGGATGATGCCCAATGGCTGCAGAAGATAGATGTTGAGTTTGTAAAGGGTAATGAAGGGGTAAGGATTATCATTGAAGAGGTTGTTGATGAATAACATTAAAAAAACAATCGGTTGGGCGGATTTTTCCTGGAATCCGGTAACTGGCTGCAAGCGAGGATGTTCTTACTGCTATGCACGCAAAATTCACAATAGATTTAATCCCTGCATCCCTTTTGAACAAATAACCTGGCACGATGAAAGATTAGGGCAACCATTATCCTTACGTAAACCATCGCGGATATTTGTCGGTTCGATGAGTGATATCGAATATTGGCGGCCAATAGATATGCATAGAGTTTTAAATATCGCAAAATCCAGGCCACAACACACCTTTTTGTTTCTTACTAAAAACGGAAAAGTTTATGGTGATTATGATTTCTCTTTAAATTGTTGGTTAGGGGTAACCGCCATTAACGGCGAAGGGTATGATTTTAGAATAAAAAATAGAAAACAAATACTGTTTTTATCTCTTGAACCCCTATTAGCAGAGCCAAAAGAATTATGGCTTAATTCTACAATCTCATGGATTATCATCGGTGGCCTTACGCCTAAACCAATCCATAAAAAAGAATGGATAGATAAAATATTAGAGGATGCTGACAGGTTAAAAGTTTCGGTGTTTATTAAAGATAACGCTAATTATCCGACAGTAATGCGGGAGTTTCCTAAAACCGCCTTTGAATAAAAAGATATGAATAAAATTATACAAGGAGATTGCCTTGCGGTATTAAAAACTTTAAAAAGCGAAAGCATTGATTGTGTAATTACATCGCCACCATATTG